TTTGCTAATTACGACGATGGTGAATACGCTGATATTATTATTAATGGAGATGTCCATACAGCTAACCAACGGGCTGCTGGTTTGGAAACACGAGATCAAGCTAAAACATTGATTTATGCTTTGATTTATGGTGGAGGACCACAACGCATTGGCTCTATAGTTGGTGGAGGTATTCGGGAAGGAAGAGCATTAACTGAAAGATTCATTTCCAGAATACCTGCATTTAAGACATTGAAAGCTGGTGTTATATCTGCTGTAGCTTCTCGTGGTGGTTTGTATGGATTAGACGGTCGGCCTATTCCTATTAGATCCCAGCATTCTGCCTTGAATGCTCTTCTCCAATCATGCGGAAGTATTTTAATGAAAAGAGCCACAATTATTGGTAGTATTTATTTTAAGAAAGCAGAATTAGATGTGCATCAAGTGGCTCATATACACGACGAAATACAATATGACAGTAGTCCGACAGATGCAGAGTCGGTAGGACGGGCTGCAGTAGACGCTATTAAGGATTCTGGTACAGCATTTGAACTGAGATGTCCATTGTCTGGCGAGTATAAAATTGGCGAGACATGGGCAGACACGCATTAGGCATTGTTATATGGATGCGACGCATCGTCGAGGTCAAACGAGTGAATATACTGCAGCTTGTTGGTTTTCCACGCAAGGATGGGAAGTTTTTTGGAGTAACTTAGGGCAATCATCTGTGGATTTTTTAATAGTACGGGACAATATAGTACAGGCAGTGCAAGTTAAATCAGCAGTTAAAATAGCAGCCCCAAACGGAACCGAACATCTTAGAGTTAACATGGTTAGAGGACGTAAAAATAAGAGGATTCTGTATAAACCATTTTCTTATGATATTTTATGCGTCTGCTCTGCCGATGGTCGTATATGGGTGATACCGGCAAAAAATGTGCCTCAAAAAACGAATATCACCATTATTAGAAACAATAAATCGAGATATAAAGAATGGCTGGTAAAAGCTCCCCAGATTTGAATTATGTGACGAGCGCAGAATTGTTGGAAGAACTCCAAAAGCGAATGGATGCAATGATTTTTATTGGACAAGCGTCCAGAACTAAACAGCAGGATGAATTGTCAGCAATATTTAAGGGAACATTTCACGCCTGTTTAGGGCTATGTGAGGTGGCTAAATTAATGGTTATATCTGGAGATATTCAGAATGGAGAAGGCGAAGCTCTTGATTGAAGAACCGGTTACTATATTAATTGATGGGGATATTCTAGTTTATCGGGTAGCTTCTGTTATCGAAGAGCCAATTCATTGGGGCGATGGTTGGTGGGGCATCTACGGCGATGCCACCGAAGGATGTCAACAGCTTGATTGGGAAATCCATAAGCTTTTACAAGAAGTAAACGATATTCAAGGGTGGCGTGTCAATATAGAGACGGCCTCACAATTTAATATCCAAATTGCCCTGTCCTCTTCCACAAACTGGCGAACTGAAGTTCTACCTACTTATAAACAAAACAGAGCTAATAAGCCTAAACCTGTCTTGTGGAATCCTTTACGGGAATACTTGTTGGAAAAATACAATGCTTTGGTCTGGGACAATCTGGAAGCCGATGATGTAATCGGTATTTTAGCGTCCCCTAAGACAATCGTTATTAGCGATGATAAGGATTTTCAAAATTGCCCATGTTTATTGTATCGACCAATGAAAAAAACCTTAACTAAGGTAACCCGAAAGACTGCAATAATGCATCATCTGATGCAGACGTTAACTGGAGATTCCGCAGACGGGTACTCAGGGTGTCCACAGGTAGGTCCGGTCAAAGCGAAAGAGATACTACAAGAGGGAACTTGGCAAGAAGTTGTGGGGGCGTATGAACACTTTGGTTTAGGCGAAGAGGATGCGTTGGTACAAAGTCGAGTTGCGTACATATTGCAGAAGAAATCAGAGTATCAAAACAGAACCGGTAAGGTGAAATTATGGTTGCCAATCAAAATAGAAAGGATATCCAAAAATGCGTACATATATGAACAGAGAACAGTACCGACTGTTTCACCAGAAAATATGCCAAAACGCACTTAATCTATCTATAGCTAAAAATCATGACTATTCGGGAGGGAAAGACGGTACAGATCCATTTCTTAATTTCAAATTTGTAGAGCATTTAGGGGTAGGAGTATCTACAGAGCAGGGTTTTCTTGTCAGGTTAGCCGATAAGATGAGGCGTTTAGCTGGGTTTTTAAGAACAGGAAAGTTCGCCGTATCTGACGAATCTTTTGAAGATACAATTATGGACAGCATTAATTATCTATGTTTATTGGCTGCATATAGAGAAGCCAAAAAGACTCCTTTACCGCCTGAAATTAAGGATGTACATTCATATGAGAACTAATGAAGATAAACAAGCCCTAATTTATAACATATCAAACCGTGATCATAAACAATATGAACAGTTCTTATCAGCGTTGGCAGAGTATTTTCCGAATACGACCCCATCATTGCAAGACGAGGACAGATTAATATGGTTTAAGGCTGGTCAAGTTAGTGTGGTTACTTTTCTGAAGAAACTGCATAAAGATGCAATGGAAACTCTACTAGAAAGATGAAAAAATGATTAAATTTCTCAGCAGGCTAGAAGATAAACTTCTAGACTACCTAATACGGGTTCTGCCCAAGCCTAAGAAAAAAGATAACACTATTACCCTTCATGCTTTCTTCCTTGGCCTTACAGCTATGCAATTGTTAGCTGTTACAGTTGCAGCAGGGACCGTTGCATCGGTGGTACAGCGACGAAAAGCTAGAAAAATGCAAGAAGCAATGCGGAGAAAGGCGAGGCTCCAACAGGCGAGACAGAATGCCGAAATGCTAAAAGCAGAAAAACAGTCTCGTACCCCTCCTGCTCCTAAAGCACAACAATTGGCTGTACAAGCAAAGCCTGATACGGCAGTATCTTCTTTGGGTAATAGGTCAGCCCTGTCTGGACGAGGCAAGTCTAAGCTTCGTATCGGGGGTAAAACAGGAACTAGATACTAATGAATACAAGCGCACAGGCTACTTATACTTCGCTGGAGTCTGATCGCTATAGTTATTTAACGAGAGCGAGAGATGCCTCCAGATTAACACTTCCCACCTTGATGCCAGACGAAGGAGCTAATAGCACTACAACTTATGATACCCCCTATCAATCTGTCGGCGCAAGAGGCGTAAATAATTTAGCTGCATCTTTATTGTTGAGCTTACTGCCTCCGAATGCTCCTTTCTTTAGACTCAGAATAAATCCGAAGGAAGAATCAAAGATTGATAAAAGCTCTGATCAGGGAGAGGCTTGGAAAACGGATTTTGAAGTAGCGATGGGTAAAATCGAACGCTTCATCATGTCTGAAATTGAAACACAAGCATTCCGAATTCAAACTTTTGAAGCCTTAAAACACTTGATCATAACAGGGAATGTACTGCTCAATTTCTCTGATGAAGGTGGTATGCGAGTCATTCACCTAGATCGGTACGTTATAAAACGCTGTGGTCAGGGTAAAGTACGGTTGATTGTCATAAAAGAGACGGTATCTGCTGATATGCTGCCAGAACCAGCTAAAGCAATATTAGCTAATCAACCCAATGTAGACGTAACAAAAGATATTGATCTATATACCTGTGTAAAATCCTACCAAAAGACCAAAGGCAAACAAAAAGTTGAAATGGTCGCTATATATCAGGAAATATTTGGAACTGTTATCCCTGACACGGTAGGAGATATTAAAGCGGAAGATTCGCCTTATTTAGTATTGCGAATGTTACGGGCTGAAGGCGAGAACTACGGCAGAGGCTATGTAGAACAGTATATAGGAGATCTAAAGAGTTTAGAATCCTTAATGATGTCGGTAGTAGAGGCGGCAGCAGCCGCCAGTAAATGCTTATTTCTAGTTGCCCCAAACGGAGTAACTAGAGCAAGAACTATAGCGGAGGCTCCTAATGGTGCAATTGTGGAAGGGAACGCATCGGACGTATCGGTTCTTGGTCTTAACAAGAATAACGATTTCGCCATTGCTAGTGCGACGATTCAAACGATCAGTGATCGGCTGGCGTATGCTTTCCTCCTAACTGATAATGCGATAAGACAAGCAGAGCGAGTTACCGCTGCTGAAGTTAGACTTGTAACGCAATCTATTGAGAGACAATTAGGTGGAATATACAGCGTTCTTAGTCAAGAGTTTCAGTTGCCCTTAGTTAGACATTTAATGCTCCAAATGAGTAAAGAGAAAAAGATTCCTAAATTGGGATCTCGATTTGTTGTCCCTCAAATTGTAACGGGTGTAGAGGCTTTAGGTCGTGGAAATGACCTGAATAAAATGGATGAGTTTCTGGCTGGAGTAGGTCAGCTATTGGGTCCAGAAGTACTAGGCCAATACATCAATTATCGGGAGTACCTTGATAGAAGAGCTTTGTCCCTAGGCATCGACACTCATAACCTGATCAAGTCAGAAGAACAAATCCAGAAGGAACAGCAAGATGCGATGATGCAACAGATGGGGCCAGAACTGATGGCACAAGCTGCTGCCGAAGGGCAACCAGAAATGGAACCAGAACCGTTTTAACGAAAGGATTAGATCATGGATTCAATAGAAATAGCTCCGGTTGAAACCGGTCCAACAGAAGATTCTGAAAACACAGGGGCTTCTTCCGAAGAAACTTCGAGTGAGAGTTCAGTTCCTGAAAAGTTTCAAAATAAAGATGGGTCTGTAAATGTTGGTGCATTGCTAAAATCATATACAGAACTTGAGAAGAATAGAACTACTCCAAACGCTGCAGAAGAAACGGATGAAAATTCAGCAGTATTAGAAGGTAAAACTTTTACACCAGAAGAAGTCTCTTACATCTCCAGTGAACTTGCCGCACATGGGGAGCCTTCAAAAGAAACGTATGATCTACTAGAGAGCAAGGGGCTTTCTAAAGAGATGGCTGACTCATATCTGGAAGGCCAACGGGCCATCGCCGCAAAAATAAAAGAAGACTTGTGGGAGCCAGTTGGTGGAGAAGAGGCTTACGGGCAAATGCTTGAGTGGGCTGCGGATAACATGTCCCAACCTGAAATTGACGCATACGATAAGGCCATGTTATCAGAAGATACAGCTACAAAGCAGTTGCTAATACAGGGACTCGCAGCTAGATATAATAGTGAAAATGCTGCTTCACCTAATTTAATAAGGGGAACAGTAGGGTCTGAAGGTGCTTCAAACGGTTTTGGAAGCTGGGCGCAGGTTAAAGAAGCGATGCGAGATCCTCGTTACGATAAAGATGAAGCTTATAGAAGCACAATTGATCAGCGTCTGAATGTATCTAATCTTTAGAATCGGAGATGTATATGAAAACCGGATATAAAACAACAGAGTTTTGGCTAACGCTTTTTGCTGTAATTCTTGGTGCAGTCTTAGCTGCAGGACTGGTCCCAACCGAAGGACCGTGGTTGCAGGTTGCTGGCGTTGCTGAGACAGCCTTAATCGCAATGGGCTACACCGGTGCGAGGATGAACCTGAAAAAGACCATTGCCAGTTCGTCATAACGTAACTTATGTATTTAATTATCCTGACCGCTATTATAGAAATGTTCAAAGCTTTAATACCGGTCATCCTGAGACAATCAAATGAACCTACGACTGCTGCTGATTCTCCTGCTGTTCCTAAACATATTAGGAATGCTTGGAGGATGCGGCGCAGGTAAACGGGTTGTCTTTGTACCAGAATCTACCGGACTAGTAAGGCTTGGCCCCGATGTAAGGGGCCATGTCTATTATTGGAACGGAGAAACA